CAGTGCACTCTAAGATCTGGTCTTCCTTCGGAACGAGCCCAGTCGTTTCAAGATCAAGCACCACCCAAACGTCCTTATCCATGTAGGCCCCCAACTTGCTGTAGGTATTTCTGCACGCGAGCGTGCACTGCTTTTCGATCAACCCCGTCAGCGAAGGGCATCTTCGAGACGTACTCCTGAAGCGCTTCCTGCATGCTGCTGGCGAGAGAAGTGGCTTGCGCCGCCGCTCGAGCTTCGCGTACTGCGAAGACCTTGTTCGGGATCAACGTGAAGTCTTTGATCCTGAACGCGGCGACCTCTGCCTTGAGCCATGCCCGCGCAGCGATCAGCTCGTCGGGCTCGGCGGTCATGCTGACATAGACATGCTTGCCTGCGCCCTGCAACTCCTGGCGATGGTCGGCGCCCCACACGAGCTTCACGAAGCGCGGCCCAGCTACCTTGCGCGGCGTGACGAAATCGCGGTCCTTGAGGGTGTCGATGATGAGCACATGACCGAAGGATGGTCCAGGGTTGTCGAACCCTGTCGGGGTCAGTGCGCCGACTTGTTTGATCTGCTGGCGAGCGCGTGTCCACGAACCAGGGTCGTGCCAGTTCCCGACGCAGAGCAGCTCGGTGCCTGCCCGTAGCATCATGTCCGCAAGCCCCGCCCAGTCGTGCGCGTCGGCAGCGGAATGGCGCATGAACTCCGGCGTCGCCGAATCAATGATCCCGAAGTGCGCGAACACGAACTTCGGCCGGTAGTGCTCGAGGGCCTGCGGCAGCCACTCGCCGACCGGGGCTGCCTCGTACGGAGCGAACAAAACGTCGCCTACCAGCGTAGCAGTCTCGTAGACGTGAATCTGACCACCTCGGGTTGCGTGGCCACGCAAAGGCCCGAGCGCGTGATCTCCCTCAGAAGCGCTGCGCATGTCGTGATTGCCCACGATGATGTGCACGTCCCCGTTGAATGCCTGGAGGACGCCGATCACCGCGGCTTCGACCTGCGGTGACGGCTCGTCGATGTCGAACAAGTCGCCATTGATCACAAACCACTTACACTTCTCCTCGTTCGCAAGCCGTACAGCCTGCGCCAAGGACATGAGCGAGTATGCGCAACGCTCGTTGATCCCAGAAGTGTAAGCCCCACCAAACTTCGGAAAGTTGCCGATATGCGGATCAGATACAGCCGCGATCTTCATTGAGCCCTCATTTGAAATCACCTTACGCGACACACTGCACCCCGATCACGCGCTACCGCCTCGGCAAATCACCACAGCGCCCGGTGCGTTAGCAACCGCGTACACGGCCGGGTAGTCCTCGAAGTGCGCTTGCACAAACACCTTCGTCCCAGACCTCGCGCGGTGTATGCCGACCTCCAGCGCCTTCAACGGCGGGACAGTCGGCAAGATCTCAGGCGGAGGGTCACTCGTCGTCATCATCAGCCTCGACTTCCATGGCGTCGTCCGCACCGCGCTCGCGCCCAATCGCGCCCACAACGTTGAAATCCCAATCAAGAGCTTGCAGAGCAGACACATACGACACCGGCTTGTCCTTCGAGTACTTGACCAACTTCAGGCGTTTCGCATGCTCAATCGTTGTCCACAGGTTGTTGTAGCCCGTGTCGTAGTCGAACCGCACCCGAGCTTTGCGAAACGGCGAAGCCAGTCGGTTCTTCACGGCCATGACAGTCACGATCTTGCCAATATGCTCGTCCACAGCGTTCTTGATCCCTTTGCCGCCGAAGAACTGAAGGCGGACTGAACTGTAGAATCGAGGGCCATTTCCGCCCGGCGTCGTGATGTTGCTGGCGAAGCGCGATCCTCCGATCTTGTGCCTGATTTGATTGACCATGCAGAGGTGCGCTCTCCCCTTATTCAGCAGATACGGCATGTCCCGAAGCTCGTCGCTGAAAATGCGCGCCTCGGCAGCAACCGCTTTCTCGCCTGCGTCCAGCGACAGGCCCGCCTTGGTGTTGAGGCTCGCGATCGAGTCCAGGCCCAAGAACATCGGGCCTTTGCGACGATCGTGGGCAGCCAGCACCGACTTCAGCATGTCGAGCGCCTCTTCAAGGTGGTGAGGTTGCGCGATCACAAGATCGTTCACGTCGATGCCGTGCGTAGTCGCGCGCTCCTCGTCGAAGCTATGCTCTGCGTCGAGGAGCACTGCAACGCCGCCAATCTGCTGCGCAGCCCCGAGGCTGCGGTACAACAAGGCTGTTTTGCCGCAGTTGTGGACTGCGAACCCGTTAGCGACATAGTTTCGATAGGGGTCAGCCATCTTCAGATCGTAGGTGTCGGCTTTGCCTTGCGGCACGATCTTAGAGATCACATGAGGCTGAACCACAAAGCGCAGGTCATTGTGGTTTTGAAGCGCGTGTTGCTGGTTGTGCTCGGCCCCGTTCACTGCAATCAAGTTCTCGATCCGGTCGTTCGTGTAGTCCTCATCCTTATGATGGACATGGATCGCAGGAGGCAAGAACTTTAGGCCCTTGGTCTTTCCTGCGTTGAGCCGGCCGGCGAACTCTGCATAGGGCATCTTGTTGAGGTTGGCTTCAAACACAGCCCGTGCTCGCCGCACTCGATAGTACGTGCACCCGCCCACGACATGCCGGTCGCCATACGGGTGTGCTTTGAAGCTCGCCTCTTTTCGCGCGTACAGGTGGATTGTCTCCACTGTATACGGAGTGTTCAAGTGCAGGAGTACCTCGTCCCCCGGCGCTAAGTCTTCTAGGCGCGCGTAACCGAACTTGGTCAAGAACTCGTGATCAGCAGTCGCGATCAAGCTTTGCTTGCCGCAGCTCACCTTGAAAACAGGCTTCCTACCGGTCTTCACGACGTCGAGAACTTCGTTTGCAACGATCCTGCCCAAGTCGTCGACGCTCGGCGCCAGGAACTTCAAGGACGAACGAGCGGCGCGCTGCCTGCCTACCGTGTTTCGGATGTCGTGAAACCGGTCATACAAGAGCTTGATCGAGCCGCCTTTGCTGTTCACCATCTTGCCCGTCTCCTTGTTCACAGCGGCGAACTTCACGATTGAATCACCTGCGATGCAGGATTCTTCCCCGAAAATCTCAGACATGCGCCCTACAGGCCACCCGCCTCGGCTGATCACGTAGTTGTCCAGCGCGTCGATACCAGTGGGGATGAACTCCTTGATCTGCGCGAGGGCGTGTTGCTCGGCTGCGATGGTTGTGATCCGGCTGCCAAACGTCTTGGCAAACTTGACCTGCAAGGCCGCCGCCAACGCTGTGCCCTTGGGCAGAGCGATGTTGACCGCGCGCTTCCTGCGAGGCGTGCGCGCGGCTTTCTTCTTGGGTGCTTTTTTCGCTGCCATTGATCAGCCTCCACGCTGCGCACAAAGCCCCGCTGGACTCGAACCAGGGGCGCCGACTTGCCCTCCTGTGCCACCTGCGGATCTGGTGGACTCGGAGCCTTGTGCGCAGCGTGCAAGCTGAGCCGAAGCCCTCTCGCAGAAACCTAGAACGCGATCTCTTCCCACTCGTCGTCCTCGTCACCCGCGTCGTCCTCGTCGTCGTCGAAAGTAAGATCCATCTCGTCGACAGGTTCCTTGCGGGACGGTCGCCGCTCAGTGCGCCCACCGCCGGCGCCTCGGGAGTCTCGAGGGTCCTCACCACGCAAGCGAGCCTCGATAGCCTCGTCGTCCTCCAACTTGACGTACTGAGAGAGGTCTGCCTGATTCGCGATCCAATCGCGCATCACGTTCACATCCTCGTGTAGCGGCCGGTGCTTCCCCTCCTTCACCTTGTACCGGGTCTGCGACCGGCCGTGCCCAGTCTTCAAGATCACGATGTCCGAACCGTGTAGAGGGTGCGTGAAGTCGACGTCTTCAACCTCGCGCATTTCCGTAAGGTCCTTGTCGATGCCAGTGCCGTACTCCAAAGACGCAGGGCCAACGTCCTCGTTCTTACGGTTAATCGCGTTGCACAAGACCTTACGCTGCGGCTTGTATCTGTCCGCCTGCTTTTCGTCCAGCGGGTTACCGCTTGCGCGAAGCTTCTTCTCGCGGGTGCACGCCTTGCACTGCCGAGCGCCCTTCGTCTCCATGCGGGGACAAACGAACGATGCAATACCCCCGCCAGGCAGATCCACAAAGTGGCGCCAGTAAACGCGCTTCCATCGCTCTCCAGGCCTTGCAGGCAGAATCCGAAACTCGTTCCGGCCTACAACGATTTTGAGGAAGCGCCCGCCGGCGGCCTGCCGCTCGGCCTCATCGCGCGCTGCGTCTGCCTGGGTGTACTCCTCGAACTCGAGGACAGGTTCTCTTGTCTTTTTTGCCATCGTCTTCTCGCTTCTCATTGGCTCAAGGGCCGTGGGACTTGGGAATCGTATTGCGTGCGATCAATCTTCGTCTTCAACTTCGTCTTCAACTTCGTCGTGCGTGCCACCTCCGTCTGCTTTCAGCTCGATCCGAACGTGCGCTCCCAGCGAAACTAACATGTCGCGCTTCGTGCGCAGCGCTTCAAGATCGCCCGAGATCTGTGCCTTGTGCACCTCCGCCGTTGAGTACGCCCGGCAGGCGTCCTGGTACGACGGGGCAGCCAAGATTGTGTATTTGATCGTGTTCTCGGCCGGCTTCTTGTCAGCCGCGCAGCACACCTCCTGGTACAGGGCAGCGTAGATCTCGTCGCGTTGCTGCTTCTTCTCGAGCATGTCGGACAGTGCCTCAGAGTACTCCTCCGTCGCCCGTGCGATCTGCGGAGCCATGCGGATGTACTCGTTCTTGACGTCCTCGGGGACAATGCCGAACGAGGGGCGGACACGCCCACTAGGGACTTTTGCGGTTGCTGGCTTTTTAGACAAACGATCCTCCTATTCTGGAAATGCTACCAAGCTGCCCCACGAAGGGCCGCGTTTGATGTCGACGCCCAAAGGCACACGGCCGGAATCATGGCTCAACATGATCCGCTTGAGCTGGGCGCGGGCCTCGTTCGCCGCGCTCTTGTGGACGTGCAAGATGATCGAGTCGTGAACCGTGCACACGAGCTCAGCCGGAACCAGATCTTCCGCGATCCACTGAACGATCGGATCCAAGCTGGCTGTCGCGTACTCTGCGGCCGTGCCCTGCACCGACGTGTTTCCTGCTGTGCGCTCGTAGTGCGCGCGCATCGCAGGGTCTTGATCAAGGATTCTCCAGATCGGGCGTACTCTCGACCGGGCACCGGCCCACCAGGTCCAAGCTTCGCCTGTCTTGCGCGACTCCGAAATGCACCCCGCCATGAACTTCTCAAGCTTCTTGTACCGCCCCCAGATCATCTTATTGATCGAAACGATCGTGCCAACAGACACCCCGAACTCCCTGGCGATGCCCTTGTCAGTCTTTCCGTACAACCGGCCAAAGATGACCGTTTTGATCTGCGAACGATACGGGTCGCGCTCGTCCGCGGTCATCTCGTTCCAACGATCCCGTGGGATCTTCCACGCAGCTTCACAGCAGAGCGTCGCGCCGTTGCTGTGAATGTCGACGCCATTCTTGAAGTCTTCGATCATCGCGTCGTCACCGGCCAACATGGCAGCGATGCGCAACTCAAGCTGGCTGAAGTCCGCCTCGATCAACTCCCAACCAGGGATGGCGCAAAAGCAGTCGCGCGCCATCTTGCCCAGCACGCTCCCTTTGGCGCGGGGCACGTTCTGGAGATTCGGGTCACGCATAGACACTCGGCCGGTTCCGGCTCCGTCTATCAGAATAGACGGGTGAATCCTGCCGTCACTGCGAATGTGCCGCAGCATGCCGTGCGCGTAGGTGCCGCTGAACTTGGCGAGCTTACGGTGCTCAAGCAAGTGGTTCACGTACGGATGCTTGTCGCGCAGGGCTTCAAGCGCGTCTGCGTCCGTACTCTGCGCGCCGCTGTCGGTCTCCTTCACGGACGGTAGGCCAAGCTCCCCGAACAGGTACTCGGCGAGTTGCTTGGGCGACGCTGGGTTGATGTCGGTGTACTGCCGCATATGCTCTAGCGTCTCCACGATCTTCTGATCGCAGAAAGACGCCAGGTTCTCCACAGCGGCCTTGTCGACCGGGAACCCCCAGTGCTCGATTTGGCGAACGGCCCGAGTCGCGTCTTTGACGACAAGGTTCCACGCGCGTGAGATCGTCGGGTGATCGTGAAGCCGAGGCATCGCATCGTGCGCGACTTCTCGCGTGCTCCACACGTCCCGTGCGTTGTACCGAAAAAGTGTCCTTCGATCCATGAAACCGTAAGCGAACGCCTCTGCCTCGTGCCCGTTGCTGATGTGCTTGAGCACGATCGGAGGCACTTTGAACTTCGGCGGCGCGATCTTTCGCCGCTTCCCCTTCGGCGTGAACTCCGGCAGCGGGTGAGCCTGGCGGTTCAGCTCCTTCTTGATCCAGTCGAGCGTTGCCTTGGCTTCAAGCTTGTGCCCGCCCATGCCGACTGTCTCAGCGAGCGTAGACAAGCGCGCGTCCGCCTCAGGGTCGAGGAGTTTTCGACCCAGGCGTGTGTCATAGTGGACACGCGGGGGTGTAGCGCCAAGGTCGAGCATGACAGAGCGGTCGTCATACTTGCCGTTCTGCGTCGTGGCAGCGAGGCGCTGATCAGAAAACAAGTCCGCGAGGATCTCTCGGCACTCGTCATCGCACAGCGCTTCGGTCGTCCACGTGTACGATTTCGAGGCTTGATCCCCGAGCAGAGTCACAGCCTCGATCCGAAAGTCGGGCTCGTGCATGAGCCCAAACGTCTCCACATCGTAAGTGTACCAAGAGCGCTTCCGCAATGCCTTCGCCGCAATGCGAGCATGCTCGGGCGTCTCGACCAGCAGCGTGTAGGTCCCAACGAACCACGGCGTGTGCGAAGCGGCGAGAGCCCACCGCAAGTCTTCCTCGAACGCGCGGGTCGAGAACGGATTCTTGAACGCGAGGGCTGGGTTCGGGAGGATGTACACAGGTACCGGGTCCTGTGAGACTTTGGCCCAGCCGAACGCCTTGCGAACGACGTGCGCAGACACGCGGCGCCCCAAAACAGAGTACGCCGCCTCGGCTCCGAGGCACAGGATGCGGCTCGGAGCGCTCTGCACGAGCGCGTTGGCAGTGTACGGGCGGCACGCGGCGATCTGCTTATCAGAGATCTTCTTGGCACCTGTCGCGCACCTGATCGCGTAGTCGTACTGAACTGGGCCAGACCACCACTTTTCGAGCATGCGTCGGAACTGCAAGCCGAACTGGCCGTAGAAGACCTTGCCGGCCGTGTCCTCAAGGCGGCTAGGCTTCTCGCCAACAACAAGAATGCCGCCAGGCTTACCCTCTGGAGCCAAGCACACGTGGCGCACGTTCTCGAATAGCTGGCAGCGGCGGCAGTCCTTCTCCCTCAGAGCAGGCTCGGTTACGCTGGCCGCAGCCTCAGGCAAACCTTTCGGATACAGCAACAGCTTTTTCATACCCACCCTTCAACCAGGCTTAGCAGACGGCAGCACACCGACTGCCGTCTGCTAAGCCTGCGAGCTACCTGCTCGCAAGCCGCGCGGTCACTTCGCGCTAGGATTGACCAGCTCGACGGCGCGCGGCACGCGCGTCTGGAGGTCGTGGATCGACTGCAAGACTTTCAGCTTCGGCTGGAGCTTGATGCAAGCGGTTGTCAGGTCCTTCTTGGACTTGATCCCCTGCTTCATCAGCACCACGATCACCTCGCGGAGCTTCGTGGCCTTCTTCAGCTCGTCTGTGATCTGCAATGTCTTGGATTTACCCTTGGCAGGCGGATCGTCGTCCTCTTCCTCTTCTTCCTCTTCTTCCTCGTCTTCTTCTTCCTCCTCTTCCTCCTCTTCCTCTTCCTCCTCCTCTTCTACAGGAGGGGCAGCCTTGC